GGGTTGGACATTCGACACTTGGGGTGATAATCGCATCAGATTTGAAGACACGTTAGCGGAAATTGAAACAGCAGTACGTCATCTAGCCATGCCCTTTGATGGGCCTTTCGATGATTAAGTAAAACCAACCCCCATGTTTCCCCGGCTAGCTACCGGGGATTTTTTTGAGGCTTGACAGCTGTATAGCATCTGTGTAAACTGTATCTAACATTTGAAAGGAGAAGAAGCATGAAATATGTTACTACGGTCACACTCGCTATCACTCTCGGTCTAGTTGCTTGGCTGTCTAACACTGACGAGCCTACAGCAGAGCAGCAGAACTACTGTGAGATGGTTGGTATCTGGAATGACACGCAGGGTGAGTACGGCTGGCCTGACTACAAAGACAACTTTGATGAGGTTTGCAGTGATTGAAGTCCTTGTTATTCTTTACTTACTGGCAGTAGCTGGGTTACTATTCGAGCAAGTCATTTTACAGGAGGACACATGACTTACCTTGGTATTGATGAAATGGATGTTGTTCTCTCTCAGATGTCTGAGACAGAGGTCAACGAACTCATGCAGGAACTACAGACAGGATACAGTAAGAAGCGTATCTCTCTAGGCCACGCTGTGACAGAAGAGGAAGAGAGCCGCATTCGTGATGACCTTCTCTCCGACAACATGCTTTACATGAAAGCCATGAAAGAGCTGAAGGATCGTTACGAGAAGATGGCATCTGACGCTTGGCGTAAGTTTGACCACGAAGCTGAAGAATACATCAGGCATTTGCAAAGACACCTGTCTGATGCGTATCGTAACAACGGACTAGAGAACTTACTTGGGAGAAGCGAAGATGAACAGTGAAGAGATGATCCGAGCGCAGAAAATTGAGAACATAATGGAGTATGTTGGAGAGACGAAAGAAGGTTGGGAGAACTTTACAGAGTGGGCGTTGCGTAGATACCCACTTGCTTGGGATGTAGCTCAGATGACTCAGACTGGCCCGATGCTTCGCAGCGACAAGACTTTTATCGAGCTTGGGCGTGAGCTTTGCCGAGCAGTTGAGACAGATATGTTTGAGTATGTCGAGGAGAACTTCGACAAGCTAAAGCATAAGGTGTACTGAAATGAGTCGTTGTAAAGCGTGCAACAAGTGTCTAAGTATGATTGAGATGTCGGCAGACGGCAGAACACAGGGTTTGCCAGATGATTTATGCAATGCCTGTCGGTCTATCTCTGCGCACCCTGACGAAGCAGAGAACATGCCACAGCACTTAGATCACCTGCTTTGGGACGAACTTGACCTAGGAGAGCATGGCGATGAGTAAGTATGCTCTGACTGGTCAGCCTTGCCCTGTTTGCAACTCTAGCGACAGCATGGGTGTGTTCCATGACGGAGCTGGCTACTGTTTCTCGGGTTGTGGCTATGTCTCAGAAGCTAAAATGAATGGACAACCGGAAAGTAAAAAGATGGATAAGCCGAAGTACAACAAGTGGGACGTGGAAGAGGTAGACAACTTCCCTCTTGCTGATTTGTCCCACCGTGGGATCAAGCCAGATGCCGTTGAGAAGTACGGAGTGCGTCAGGCAGTGCGGCAAGACACTGGTGAGGCTGATAGACAAGCCTTCTTCTATCGCTCTGGCACAGGTCAAGGTTGGAAGCGTAAGAACGCACTGTTAAAACGTGATATGGAGATAGTAGGCGAGTATGGTGGGCTATTTGGTCAGCAAGTATTTCCGCGAGGAGGCCGTTTCCTCATTATCACCGAAGGAGAAGAAGATGCTCTTGCAATCTGGCAGACATTCGCAGCTAAAGGCAAAGATTACTCTGTGGTATCACTCGCTAACGGCGCTGGTGCAGCAGGGTTGGACAAACGTGAAGTGTGGGATTACGTTACTTCTTTCGAGCGCGTCCTCTTGGCTTTCGACTCAGATGAGCCGGGTGAGGAAGCAGTAGAGAAGTTTGCTGCAAACTACGCTACAGAAGTTAAACTCAAGGTTCTTGAATTACCGGATGGTTGCAAGGATGCTAACGATTGCATCAAGCAAGGCCGTGAAGATGAGCTTTTGCGTCGCATCTATCAGAGCAAGGATTATCAGCCAGAGCTAGTAATCCCCGGTTCAGATGTCAGCCTTGATCTTATCTCTGAGCCAATCAAGCCGGGTTACAGCTTCCGTCAGTATCCAGACTTCAGCAAGAAGCTAGGTGGGTTGCGAGATGGCGAACTAGGTATTGTTATGGCACCGCCCGGTGTTGGTAAGTCAACTTGGGTGGCAGAGTTAGGCTATGACTTGATTGCTAACACCAACGAAAAGGTTGCTTGGTTATTTCTTGAGGAAGACTTGAAAAAAGCAGCGCAGCGGTTGATTGCCTTGGACAATAACGTGCCACTGCCAAAGTATCGACTCGATCCGGGAATCTTGCCAAAGGAGCAGATTAAAAGCAGCTATGACAAGCTGATTAACAATGACAGGACTTGGTTCATTGATCTAGGCCCACAGGGTCGAGTTGACGTGAACCGTCTGCTACACATGCTGCGTTACTATCACGCGCAAGGTGTGACTCGTTTCATCTTTGACCACATCAGCATTGTCTTCTCGCATGATGATCGCGACAATGAGAGAAAGCTAATCGACAACGTGCTTTCTGAGGTTGCGGCTTTCTGTGCGGCTACAGGTTGCACTATGATTATGGTCGCGCACATTCGTAGGTTTGAACAGAAGATCAACGTCAAGGATGAAGTCAACGATGCTGTTTGGACTTACATTGATCCGAGCATGGCTCGCGGCTCTGGTTCCTTCGAGCAGTTGGCCTTCTGGATCGCAGCCCTAGAGCCTGAAGTTACAGAGAACGAAGAGAAAGGAAGAGCGCGTATCAGCATCAAAAAGAATCGTGAGTGGGGTACAACTGGCCCTGCTGACATCGTTCAGATGAACATGAGCACAGGAAGACTTAACAAGTGGGAGGCTCCAGAGTATGACTATTGAAGACATCACAGCACACATTAAAGTTAAACATTGCAACACAGCTATGCAAGATATGGCTAAAGTGCTAGACAAATATGAGTTTAGTCGAGCAGAGATGCTGGGAATGCTTGATCTAATGAAGATGAATCTCTACACTATCTGGCAGATAGAGGATGCACTAGAAGGTGAAGAAGATGACTAAAATGTTGACTATAGACATAGAAACAGACGGATTGCTTGACAAGATGACCACGGTGCATTGTGCAGTGGCTAAGGACTACAAGACTGGTGTAGTCTATAAGTTTGGGCCAGATCAAATTGAGCAGTTCGTTCGCTCACTAGATGGGCAGGTTGTGATCGGACACAACATCATAAACTTTGACTTACCTGCTATCTATCAGTGGTGCGATGCAAATCAAGAGATGTTTATCGGTGAGATATACCCACAGCCTAAGATGGAGATTGACACGCTCGTGCTGTCTCGACTGCTTAACCCTGACCGGGAACGCCCAGAAGGTCTGCCCCAGAAGGTAGGGCCGCACAGCTTACAGGCTTGGGGCTATCGGGTCGGTATCTACAAGGGTGACTACGGTAAACAAGAAGCCGCGTTTGACGAGTACAACGAAGACATGCTAAACTATTGTCGTCAGGATGTTGAAGTTACTGAGCAGGTATATAAGCATCTACTCAAAGAGATGCAGGGGTAATCCTTTCATTTCATTTAATGAAACGATTTCGACTGAAATAAGAAACATAGAACTATTGACTTTGTTTATAATAAAACAGTTTATTTTATAAACAAACTGTAAAGCCAGACTGAGCAATAAACGATGAAAGTAAACTGGAAAACGCCAGCTAGGATAGAGCACAAGGTCGCGGAAATCATTGCCCGTCAGGAACGTGCTGGCTGGCCTTTCCGTCTTCAGCAAGCTAAGACTTACGTCCACCAGCTAGACGCTGAGGCTGCTGAGATATACGAGCAGATCAAAGCAACAATGGGCTTCTACTACGAGCGCAAGTCAGAGGTCAAGGCTCCCTTTAAGAAGGATGGAAGTCTGACTAAGATGGCTGAAGACTACGGAGATGTTGGTGGGCCATTTGGTCGGATTCAGTGGCACCCGATAGAGTTAAGCCAACACCAGAAGGTTGCACAGCGTCTAGTGCAACTAGGCTGGGTTCCAACGCAGTACAGCAGCACAGGTATTCCTAAGATCAAGCCAGACGGTGAACCTTGCCCTAACCTAGAGCGCATGAAGCAGTCTGACATTGGACACACGCTGGCGCACTACACAAAGCTGACTCACCGCAGCAATCAAATCAAAGGTTGGATAGATAACTGCCGAGACGATGGCAGAGTCCCTGCTTGTGCTAATCCCAATGGGACTAACACCGGGCGGATGACACACAAGATCGTTGCTAACGTACCTAAAGCTAGCCCTGACGTATTCTTCGGCGAGGAGATGCGGAGCCTTTTTACCCACCGAGGCGAGGGCTACAAGCTAGTCGGCTTTGACGCAGAAGGATTGGAGCTGCGTATTGCAGCGCATTACATTAACAGCGAGGCTTTTACCGATGCCCTCATCAACGGTGATAAATCCAAAGGAACTGATCCACACACGAGAGTTTTGGACGCTTGTAGGCCATGCGGCGTGGAAACACGAGATGAGGCAAAGTCTTGTGTCTACAGCACTGTCTATGGCGCTAGTGCTCGCAAGGTTGCGACAATACTTAATCTTTCAGAAGCCAATGGAAAGCGCATCATTGAGGCCGTGGAAAGCGTTTTTCCGGGTATAAGCACGTTGAAGCCAACAGTAGAAAAGGCAGCAGGTCGTGGTTACTTGATTGGACTTGATGGACGAAAGGTGTTTATGCGTCGAGATAGTGACGGCAAGCTGATGAAGCACAAAGCACTTAACTACCTGTTTCAGTCAGGTGGTGGCATTGCTATGAAGGTGGTGCTCTGCTACATTGATTCAGCAGTTAAGAGCAAAGAACTGGACGTTACATTTGTAGGGAATATACACGACGAAGTACAAGCGGAGGTTGCAGAAAAAGACATATCGATGTATAATAGTATTGTACACTGGGCGTTTAACAAGACCACCCAGTTTCTTAATTTGAGATGCCCCTTAGCGGGTGAAGTACAGTCTGGCGAGAGCTGGGCAGAGACTCACTAATCGGAGACAGCGAAATGAGTAAGCAGATTATTGAAGGAAAGATTGACAAGATTTTCGTCAAGGACTTTGGCGAAGAAGATCAGTACGGCAACCAGTATGCAGTCAACATCAATGTAGATGGCAACTGGTACGGTATGGGCAAGAAGAAAAAGCCAGTTGCTAACGTAAAGGTAGGTCAGAATTGGCACCAGCTTGCCGAAGGTGATGTTATTGAGGCCGTGGTCAACGCTGTTGAGCGTAACGGCAAAACCTACTACAACGTAAAAGCGTCTGATGTGACAGTTAAGGAGACAGGAAGTGGCAGTAGTGGAAACAGCGCTAGTAATGTTCGGCCTGCTAGTTCTGGCACTAGCTCTGCTCGACCTGTAAGCAACGCTGGTGGAGGAGATCGTCAGGACGCGATCATGCGGCAGTCAGCAATGGGCTACGCTGCACAGATCATCGCTGGCACTTTGACCAGCAAGAGCGATCTTGACCAAGCTGCTGCTGATGTAGTGCGTATTGCCAACGATTACTTCTTGCCTTATGCACAGCATGGTGTGACAGAAGACGAGACTCGCAAGGCAGAAGAGCAAGAGCTTACTAACCAGCAGCACTCAAAAGAAGAGGACTTTGACGACGATATTCCGTTCTGATGTACAACAGCCCCGGTAGCTCAACTGGATAGAGCAACGGCCTTCTAAGCCGTAGGTTGCAGGTTCAAGCCCTGCTCGGGGCGCCAACTATTAAGAAATCCTTACAAGTTGAATGGACAAAGATGAGTAAGACAAAAAGACGTAACCCTAACTATCACTCAGAAGATGACAGATGGCTAAAGAAGGGAGGCGGTCACAGCGGCCCTTCCCGACGTAAACAAAAGCAGAAAATACTGCAAGAGGCTTTGCAAGATGACTACAGATAAGACAGCAAGTATTGACGGTGATCCGATTGTCTATGCAATCGCTTTTGCTATGCAAAGTTATGCGCTAATTGATGAAGATAATGCAGGGCATGTAGTTGAGGTTTTACCGACCATCAAAGAGGCTAAAGAGTTAGCAAGAGAGATCGGTCTGGTAAACTACTCAACCTCGCCTTATGTAGAGCGAACAGTCGAACTGTTTGATGACATGCACGACACGCTTAGCGATTTTATCTTTACGATCCTAGAAGAGACAGAAGCGATAGACCACCACATCATTCTCTCTGGCAAATTAAACTTCCGATACAGCGTTGACCCTGAGTACAAGGCCAACCGGAAAAGCGTAGACAAACCACTGCTCTACGAAGATGTCAGAGATATGCTTATCAGTGACTTTGGCGCTGAGTACGCTGAGGAAGGCTTTGAGGCAGATGACGAGCTTGGAGAGTTTGCTTACTGGAGCATTGCCCTCGACATGCCAGAAGACTATGTGATCTGCACGATTGACAAAGACTTAGACACAATTCCCGGCTGGCACTACCGCTGGCCCACGCACAACAAAGACGGCGATCTTTACTGGGTAACACCAGAAGAGGCCATGAAGACCTTTTGGATTTCTGTACTGACAGGCGATACCGCTGACAACATTCCGGGGCTAAAAGGCATCGGGCCTAAGAAGGCACTAAAAATAGTTGCAGAGTGCGTCAAACAGAAAGACTATTACGAAGCCTGCGAACAAGCGTACTTGAGTCACTACGAGGGACAGATGGAAGAAGAAGAGATAATCAAACGCTTTGAGACTAACCTTCAGCTTTTAACGATTGGTAAAGGAGAGGAAGATGCAAAGGAACATTCTCGACCAGATTGAAGAGATCAACATGGAGTATGAGCTTGACGAAGAAGTTGAGACAAAAATCTTACAAGACTTGTTAGAAGCGATTGAGGCAGAGATTTATGAACGTGCTACACTCATTACTTCGCTGGCTGATGCGTGGGACGATAACTGATTACGAACGCACTATCGAAACACTTAAAGAAGACAACTATCGACTTCGCAGACGGATACAGCAGCTTCAAAGTGGCAAAGGCCCGAGCTTGTACCCTGATTGGAGTCTAGCAGACTGGGAAGAGGCTTATGGCAAGACCAAAATCTGAACCAGCGTACAGAAGCCAGCTAGAGAAACGCGTTTGCAACAATTTGCGGAACAGACGCATCCCTTTTGATTACGAACCTTATAAACTTAGTTATACTACAGAAGTTAAGACAGCTACATGCGCTAAGTGCGGTCACAACGTCGCACTCAAGCAAAGAAACTACACGCCAGACCTTGTACTAAGTAACGGCATTGTTATTGAGATTAAGGGCAAGTTTACAGGCGAGATGAGGACTAAGATGCTGGCTGTCAGACGTTGCAATCCTGAACTAGACATCAGGATGCTATTCCAAGCTGACAACTGGTTGACAAGAAAGAAGGCAACAAAGTATTCTGACTGGTGCGAGAGAAACGGATTTATTTACCACGTTGGAGAACAAGTCCCTAGCGACTGGGTAGTTTAGTATGAAAAAATATACAGACAATCAGGTTATAGCAGCGGTGGAAGAGTTAGGCAGTCAATCTGCTGCTGCTCTGCACCTTGGTATTAACAAGCGAACTTTGGAGCGTAGGCTTGCTAAAATCAGAAATCAAGAAGGCGGTGAAGAAGACATCGAATCCGAAAGCCGTCAGATTCCTCACGGACATATTGTCAAAGGCACATCCACTCTATACGACGCCGAAACTGGTGAGCCTAAATTGGAGTGGGTCAAGACAGACCTCGACAAACAAGCAAAGCTAGACGCTATTCGCTCGGCTGTTAATAGTTTAGTCAATGTAGAGAAGCCAAAGCCGCGTCAAGCGTTAGCCGCTCCTTACGCTGACAAACAGATGACAGTCATCCCTATCACTGATATGCACATTGGCATGTACGCTTGGGGTGATGAGGTAGGCGACGACTACGACGTAGAGCAAGCAGTGTCACTTATGTGTGGTGCGGTAGATTACCTAGTAGAGTCTACACCTTCTTCCGAGAAGTGCGTGATCTTGCAGATGGGCGACTTCTTCCACGCAGACAATATGTCTGGCTACACAGAGCGCAGCAAGAATATCTTAGATATTGATGGGCGCATGAGCCGAGTGCTTGAACTTGGTTGGCACGCCCTAGAACGCTGCATTGACATG